CACTTGTTCAAATGCTGGCATTGATTGAGATGGTGCTATCGTTGACATTGGTTGAGGGACTGGCGTTACAATTGGCATTGGCTGAGGAAGTGGAGCTTTCTTTGTCTTTGCAGCTGGCTTCTCTGATTGAATGGGTGTATCAAGTTCAGCTGATAGAATGGATAGTCTTTCATCCTCATTCATATCCATAGAATCAGCAAGCTCAATGGCATCATAGCCGCTAATCACATCTCCAAAAACATCACGAACAGCCATAGATTTGCATCTGGCCATAAGCATTTGTTTTGGCATATTTTGCCATTGCTGGTTTCTTGTCAATCCTTGCTTTTGGGCCATATCAATTGTGAAAGAAACGGTATACTTTTGATGATTGTCAGCTCTCTGAAACTCCAAGCTACATTCGGTATCAGTATTCTTTAAAACCTTCCATGATTCACATTTGGGGGAAGCGATCGCAATCCCAAACATAGCACTAGCCTGATATGCAATCTTGCCTTTTAGAACATACATCTTTTCCATAACTTGGGCTATATTCCAACCATGCATAACCCCATAAGACAAGAAGGCGGTGATCAGTTGTTGAGGAGTCCAACCAGTGTTTAAGGTGAGATATTGAGCTACTGGAATCAACTTTTCCATTGTGCTTGCGATCGCAATAGTATCTTCTAAGGCATCATGTAATTTTTGAGAGGTCATTTTTATAATCCTAATCGATGAGTTTAAAGAGTGATGAAACGAGTTGCAAAATTGATATTTGCTAAATCACTTGAAGCGGCTTGGAATAAAGAATAGTTGGTTTCAGTTGAGTCAATGACATTGCCAGCAAGTGAAACGGACTTGAATACATAAATATCATCATCATAAATGCATAAGTATTTAGTGATAACGCAAATATCAGAGAGCTGAACTTGAAGGACAATAGCATTTTGTTCTTGGCATAAATGCAAAGGCTTTACACTAAGTCTATCAACCATGACTTGAATGTAATGATATAGGCTTTGAGCATTTTTATTATCCTCTTTGAAGCTGGAGCTTTTGAGGTAGTACATAAGGCTTTTTAACTGGTTCATTTTTTTACCTTTTTTGGATTGAGCTTTTATAAGCTTTTGTGCTTATGGATTGATTGTAAAGTATTTTGTTGACAATGTCAACAAAAATATATGACAATGTCAACAAAAATATATGACAATGTCAATAAAATGATATGAAAAGTTAAATATCTCTTAGTCTTTGTCTTGATTTGTCAAAATGCACTTTAGCAACCCCAATTGATCCATGCCTATTTTTTACAATACCTAGCTCCATCACATCCTTATCGGAGGTCATAGGATTATAGACTTCATCACGATAGAGCATCATCACCAAATCAGCATCTTGCTCAATTGATCCTGATTCTCTTAAATCACCTAAAGACGGTCTTTTATCATTCCTCGATTCAACTCCTCTATTAATTTGAGCAAGTGCTATGACTGGACAATCCATCAGCTTGGATAGTTGCTTTAGTCCACGACTGATTGAAGCTATTTCTTGCTCTCTAATCTGATTTTTATTACTTGAATCTCCAGTCATGAGTTGAAGATAGTCCACTATGATCAATCCAACTTGTTCAGCTTTGACTCTTTGAATTTCTGATTTGAGTCTTAAATAAGAATTAGCATCATCAACCAAGCTTTGATCGATACCATCAATGGAATCAATATCGCCAACTCTTGATTTCAAGGCTTCTAAGGCAATCAGCATTGAATCGATATTAGTTGAGTTTTTCAATTGAGTACATCGATCTATCAAGGCATTGATTGAGAGCTTGCTATCATCAAAAATTCTTAAATTTAAATGGCTAATCTCATTAGCGGCATTATTCAAATTATCCATATCTCTTGGAGTAGCTCCAGCTAAACCATTATTTAAGATCGAATGGTCAATGTCTCCAACCGATGACATTAGACGCTTTACAAGCTGGGTTTTAGGCATTTCAAGAGAAACAAAAAGGGTTCTTCCTTCATGCTTTAACTTAGCAAAGTGAAGAGCTACCGCCGTTTTACCCATAGCTGGACGGCCAGCGATTATATATAGACATCCTCGTTGAAGCCTAAAAATAGAGTCTAAATTGTTTAGACCCGTTGAGGTACCAGCGTCAAAATTTTGAATTGCCTTAATTGTCTCCATAACAATATCAAGCATTGTTTCAGGCCTTTTTGGCTTTAGTGTTGCCAGCATGTCAAGATTTTTTCTTTCAATAGCATCAGCTTCTTCACTTGACATAATTTTCATGTGTTCACTTTTCAAAGCTGAAATTCTTGATAGACCAACACGAATTAAATGACTCATATATTCTTCACAAATGATTTTAGCATAAGAAGCGCTTGGGAATAGTTTCATTGTTGAAGTTGTCATAATGAAATCTAAAATAAGATCAGGGCTATCCATATCAGGAAGCTCTCTCAAATTATGAAGATACCTAGCTTTATACTCATCATGAATAGCTAGCCAATAAATCGGAAAGTCTTGATTAGCTTGCCTTCTTTTCTCTTTGAGTCTAAGAGACATTCTAAAGATCATGCGATATGATTCTGAAACCATACAACTTTCATTTGGGATAGTTTCAAAGATAGCATCTTGAATATCCTTTGATCCATGAATGAGATTAATGATAATATCGGCCGCTCTAAATAAAGCCGTCTTATTTTTCTCTTGAAAGACATTTTCGGACAAATAATTAAGATCAAAAGGTTTAGAAGGTTCAGTCATCACATTACTCTAAGCCATACAAGACATACATACATAGCAAGGCATAAGCCAATAAGCAAAAACATATTTAGAAGAAAGTATGCGATAGCTGGAAGCATTGAAATCTTCTCTTGCTTTGGAAGCTGGATAATTGGAAAGTATCCAGTTTGTGGACCGTTGTCTTTAATTTCATCATCAAGAATTGGTGCATCATGCTCTTGAAAGTCATTCATGTTATTTAACCTTTGTGGCGAATTGTAAGCATAGAGGATAAGCATATAAGAAGAACTGGTGATTGACTCCAGTGGCGTCTTCCATCTTCAATGCAAATTTGATTGTTGGGACTGGAGCTTGAAGAGCGGAAGATAAATATTGTCTTGTCATACCTAATTCTTCAGCGATTTGAGTAATTGGCTTTTGTGTAAGTTCTGAAAGCTTAACGGCTTTAGGATTGATTTTTTTTCGGCTCATTTTTTTATCCTTGTTTAGTGAACGCAATATACTTTTAAAGCATTCTATTGACAATGTCAACAAAAATATATGACAATGTCAACAAAAATATATGACAATGTCAATAAAAAAGACTATATTGAAACTATAAACCACAAATAGAAGGTAAAGATGAAAGTGAATTTTATCACAATGTCAATAAACGCAGCTAAGCACCCAGCCATTAATTCAATAGCTAATGGTCTAAGAATGATCATCAGGCTTTTAGAAATCTATGGACCTGAAAGAGAATCATCAGTTTTGATTGGTAAAGAGGCAACTAATCAATGGATTGGCAACAATGGTGGATTGAGCAAATACCAGGTTCAGCATTGTCTTGATCAGCTCTCTCAAGTACAAATAGAGGATCAGGCTTTAATCAAGATCGATATTAAGTTTATGCCAGGAAAAGGCAATGTGAGAAGCATTGATCTATTTGGACTTCAAAAGCTGGATTGCGATTTTACAACCTTCTTTAATCGATATTGCACTGAACCAAAAACCAAGACTAAAAAGGCTAAAAAAGAAGATGATTCCTTGGTCAAGTCTACCTTGGTCAAGTCCACCTTGGTCAAGCCCGCCTTGGTCAAGTCGACTAAGCCTATAAGTATGAATAATAATCCTAAAGGATTATTATTTAGACCCAATGAAAATCTTGAGGATTTTCAAGGGATCAATAAGCCTAAAGATGATATTGAGCAAGCTAAACCCATTGAGCAACCTGAACCAATAATTGAAGCTTCTAAAGCTAAGATATTTGGAAATAGGCTATTCAATAGCCAAAAGTTTAAATTTGATATATTTCATATCCAGGAGAGGTTTGGGGGAAGCTGGAAGCATGATAGCACTAAACCAAAATCAATGGCTTCAACAAGTCTTATTCCCTTCAAGGTAATAAAGGAAGCCAATGACTCTTTAGAGGTTGATGATTCAAGATTTGTTGAACTAAGTATGATGATTGACCAAATCCACGTACTCAACAACGGAAGCTATTTCTTTGAATTCAATGAGAGAACTTTATTCTATAGAGTAGTTAGAGCTATGGTATTTGAACATACTAAAGATTTCAATCATATATGGATTGATGAAAATAGCTTAAATCGTATAAATTGGATTGGTAAAAGACCAGCTGATATTTTATTCATTGATGCAACTGGCATTCATGATTTAAGCTTTATTGAAGCTCTAAGCCTTCCAATTATCATCTTGAAGGCTGATAAGCTGAATGCTATTTAATTCAAGAAATGCAAGGCCTGAATGAGTCCACCTATCACCGCTTGTAAAATATACTTTTTTGATACCTGATTGCACAATTAGCTTTGCACATACTAAGCAAGGTGGAGCGGTAACAATCATTGAAGATCCTTCTAATGGTATGCCTTCACAAGCCGCGTTAGAAATAGCATTGACTTCAGCATGAATGCAACCTACTTCAATTCTTTCACCGCTGGGGATGCCTTGTTCATCTCTTTGGCAACAATCACCACCACAAAGCTTTAATTGACTTTTTCGTGCTTGACCATTAAACCCAGTGCTTAAAATGGTCTTCCTATCCTCTCTAAAAATTAAGCTTCCAACCTTTGCACGAGTACAAGGGCTTTGAGAGCTGATCAGGCTTGCAATATCCAACATGGTCTTATTCATATATCCTCAACAATCTTGACAATACTCTTTAAGAGAATGTCTACAATCTAATTCTTTTGATAGTCTGATAATCATTTTTGATCTTTTTCCACATTTACCAGCATTACCAACGGCATATTTAGCAAGTGCTTCACAAGTACTTTTAGTTCTATCAATCCAATATCTCAATGCAAGAAGTCCAGCTTCAATATCAGTACACTTTGAGCAATCAATAAATTTTCTCTTAACTTGTAATGCACCAATAGCACCAGCCTTAGAAACTACCTTCTTATCAAATCTTGATTCATGGTAGCTCAAGGCCAATGCAAGAAATGGATCAATTTTATAGTCAATTGCTGATTTGGCTACTTCAAGGCAAGTATCAACCCTTGATTGATTTGGCAATGGTTCGGCTATTGAAGCTAGGTATAAGCAAACTCCTAAAAAATCATTCATCATCATCTTCCTCTTCCTCTTCATCTTCATCTTCAGTTTCATCTAAAAATTCTAAATCATCATAAGCATTGAAATATGATGATTTTACACAAGCTTGACAAAATCGATATTCAAAGCCTTGTAAATAATCTAATCCTTGAAGGGCTTCTCCACATTTAACGCATCTTGACATCTAATCAGCTCCATACTTTGAGGAAAATAAGAACTGGTCAATCTTAGCACCGCTTCAGCATAATCTCTAATCTCTTTTTGAGCATGATGATCTAATCTCAATTCAAGAAAGTTCATGATAGCTTGTAATGAAGCGGTCCAAATTGCTTTTGAATAGCTTCCAACTGGTAGCAAGCTTCTTGCTTGTTCTCTACATACTCCTAAATCAAGAAGCTTCAAATAGTTTCTATATGCCAGCTTATAAGATTCATGCAGCAAATCCATTGCCTCATCTTGATCTTCTATAAGACCAATTGAACCTTGCTTGTTTTTATCATCTTGCTTTCTAAACTCAATAGGATAGAAAAATTCCTCATCAGGGACTTGCACATATCGAGCTGATACTTCATTCCAAGAGCATCCTACCTGGTGCTTCATCCATTGACGAAGAACGAAAATTGGAGCTTTTATTTCAAAGCGAATAAAACAATGTCTAAATGGGCTTGTATGCTTATGATCCCATAGATACTTCAATAGCTTCTGATCTCTATCAGTCCAGCTTGGAGAAGCCTTATCATACGATACACGAGCGGTATTCACAACCATCAAGTCATCACCCATTACACAACCAGGGCTTATTCTAATATAGCCATCATATACTGATATTTCACTTGTCATTCTTGTTCTCCTTTAATAAAATGTTTTAGAATGTTTTAATGAACAAAACAAAGGGGGTTTATGTGTTTAAACAATTGTTAATCTCAATAAATGATTGGGACTTAATTTTATTTCTATCTATCTACTTTGCAAAAAAGGAAGTATCAAATGATTAATTGCTTTGTGCTGGCTGGAAGAGCTGGAAAAGACTTTGAACTTAAAACCATTGGCAATATGAGAAAAGCCGTTGGTTCAATTGCCTATCAATCTAAAAAGAGTGATGCGACTACTTGGTTCAATGTAGAAATTATAAGCTTTACAAGCAATGATTCAACCGCGGTTAATGCTTCTAATCTTATCAAGAAGGGCGGGTTAGTGCTGGTTGAGGGAAAAATGGTTGGCTATACTAATTCAGAAGGTAAAACATTTTGGAAGGTTGAGGCCACTAAATTTAATCTCTTAGATGCCAAAGAGGTAAACGATGAAAAAGCATAGAAGAAGATCATATACAACCTATCTAAATGAGACATTGATTCAAAAAATAGATGAGGTTGCTTCCGTTCTTAAATGCCAGCCATCAAAAGTAATTGAAACAAGCATTGTTGCTATTCTTGATAATCCACCTTCAGAAGCTATTGAGTATTTAAAAGGAATTGATCTTGATGATGGTATTGAGAAGATTTCAGCTAAAATTTATGAGATTGAAAAATGAGTTTAGAGGATCTAAAAAAGCTTAAAGCTAAAGAGCAACAAGCCAAAGCACAAGCACCAGATCAACAAGTCAATGAGATTCAACGCTCTCCAATGTCTAAAACCGAGCTTCAAAAAGAGCAATTGCTATCGCTTGTAGCTCAAGGACATAAACCTATCCAAGCCGCCTTAAGAGTTGGTATATATCCATCAACCTTTTATTCTTGGAAAAGCAAGGATCAAAAATTTGCCTTTGAGATTGAACAAGCAATGTTAGCTTATAGAGCGCATCTACTAAAATTAGTTCAGTCTTCAGCTGAAGCTGGAGATTGGAAAGCGGCTAAGTTTTTATTGGAACGTCAATTTAAAGATGAGTTTGGAGAAAAACAAATTGTTGAGATCAATGAGTCTCAAGATAAAAAGTCGATTGTGATCGATATGATCAATCAGCTTAGAGGGATTGAAGTTGAGAATAAACCAGCTCCAGTTCAGATTGAAGAAGATGATGACTAAGCTAAAATTAAATGAGCTACAAGCTACTCTCATTAAAAGGCTACTTGTATCAGACGATCATTTTATATCGGTTAGAGCTGGCTGGGGTAGTGGTAAAACTTCAGCTTTAGTTTTCGCATTGGCGGTATGGAGTGAAGCGCATCCCAATAAATCCAGCCTTCTCATCACTGATACCGCTGGAAGATATAGGCAAGTTTTAGCACCTGAAATTCAAAAATGGATGATTCCTGAAGGCTGGGTTTATAATGGTCTTAATGGGTGCTGGACTACTCCAAATAATCATGTCATCTATACACGATCTTATTTTAGACCAGGTACGCAAGACGCGTCTCAAAACTCCTTAGAGGGCTTAAATATTACTTCAGGCCTAGCGGTGATTGATGAGTGTCAAATGTTAACTGAAGAGGTAGCTTTTAAAGCTTTAGGCCGTCTAAGAAGTGGACCAACGCCAAAGCTGGTTATGGTTGGGCTTCCAGTTTGGGGGGCTTGGTGGGTGGATATGGCAACAAAAGCCAATTGTGAACCAATTCTTTTTTCAAGTCATGTTAATAAAGCTAATTTGTCAAGTGATTGGTTCGAAGCAATCAAGAACCTACCTGAAGAAGAACGGCTGGCAATGGTGGAGAACCAACCAAGACCAAAGAGTGGTATGATTTACAATGAGTGGACTATGAATCATATTATCGATGGCTGGGAATATAATCCCAATTGGAGCGGTCGGATTGCTATTGACTTTGGCTTTAGAAAACCCAGTGTTCTAATTTTAGTTCATGATCCCAATTTAAGAGCTGATATTATTTGTGCTGAAATCAATCCTCAAGAAATAACTTTAAATGAACTAGCTAAGTTAATTTTGAGCAAAGCAGCCCCCCGCGCGTTGAAGGATAGATTTCCAAATACGATACTTTTAGATGGTGCTTGCGGTGATAAAGCTGGAGCTCAACGCTCAGATAGAACCGCTCAATCATCTTTTAGAGAGCTGAAGCTTGATCCTAATGAAGGGGGAATTGGAATGCCTTTTAAATGGGTGACTGATCCAATTAGAACCGACATTATGAACGGAGTTTTAAGGGTTAAAAGACTGATTAGCCAAAGAAAAATATTATGTACAAGGGAAGTTTGGGAAGCTGGAGAGCGTGCAAGTGGCAATTCTTTTAGAAAAGCCATCTTGTCTTATGCCTGGGATAATAAGGAAGCCCCTAAAAAGGATGGAAGGGAAGACCCTTTAGACGCTCTAAGATATGATGTCATCAATTGGCTTTGGAGAGATTCCGATTTGCCTTCAATCATCAAGTCGGTTGAGCCAGTCATATCATCTCAAATCAAATACAACAGTTTATTTTCTAAGACAAAAGGATTTTAAAATGTATAACTTAGATTTAGACCCCCGCTTATGTGCTTTAGAAGATAGATTAAATGATCCAGCATATCAGCCCCCAGTTAATGATGATAAGGCTTTATCAGCTGATGAAATACTATCTTTTATGACGACATTTAAAACATGGAAGACAATCGCTAAGGAGATGAATATTTCATATAATAAATTAACCTATTGGGCATATAAGTATAAGATACAAAGGCCTAAAAAACCAGATGCTAAACCTAATGCAATTAAGATGATTAGAATCAGTGATGAGCAATTTATGAATGCTTATTCTAAAGATAAGTCGATTAGGGAAATAGCAAGAGAATTAAAAATATCAGATCGACGAATCAAGAATATTATGCATAGACTAGGCTTAGAAGACCATCCTAAGAGGAGAGGTAAAAAAGATTTGTCTATTTCAAATGATGAATTTATGAGAGTTTATTCGCCCCATAAAACATGGCGTCAAATAGCAAGAGATTTGCAGGTACCCTTGAATCGAGTATATAAAGCCGCTAAACAATTCAATATAGATAAACCATCACTTAAAAGGAGCTCTAAAAAATGACAATAGAAACTTTACTTTTATTTAAAGATATTATCCAGGCCTTGTTCAAAGAGGATGAAGCGATCAGAATAAAACTCCTTGCAGTGATTGATGAAATTGAAATTGATTTAAAAACTGAGGACTAGATTTATTGAAAGATTAGTTTAATTTAATGTGTTGATTTATTGAACTACAACACAAGGACTTTTAAATGTCTAAACTAATTGGATACGCACGAGTATCAACCGCCGATCAAAATCTATCAGCTCAACTCGACTTTTTAACCAAGCATGGTTGTGATATAATTTTTCAAGAAAAAATCAGCTCAAGATCAAAAGATAGAGACGAGCTTAAAAAAGCTTTAAAGACTTTGAAAGCTGGAGATACTCTACTTGTTTTAAAGCTGGATCGGCTAGGACGATCAGTAAAAGGACTGATTGAAATTGTTGAGTCGATTAAAGCTAAAAAAGCACATTTAAAAACAAGTGATGGCATTGATACAAGCAATAGCTTTGGTACGTTTATCTTTCATATATTCTCGGCACTAGCGGAGATGGAGCTTGGATTGATCAGAGAAAGAACGCTTCTTGGACTCCAAGCAGCAAGAGAAAGGGGAAAAACTTTAGGAAGACCGAAGGGGATAAGCAATCCAGCAAAAAAGAAAGCTTTATTGGTTAAAAAGTTATATGAAGATGGTCATGCAACTGATGAAATTTGCGAACAACTTAGCATATCAAAGGCTACAATTTATAAATATTTAAGATCAGTTGGATCAAGTCCAAGCCGAAAAAAAACCGCTAATGCTTAGCCTTCTCCAGCTTCTCAATTCTCTCTTCAAGATCATCTCCAGTTAATCCAATTTTAATTTGATCTTTTTCAAAATCGTTTACTTGACTTTGTAATATGTCAATCTTTCTTAGAAGCTCTTTTCTATCCATATCGCACGCAATTGAATGATCAACCTCTTTTTTATCTTTTTCTTTTTTCTCTTTGTAGAGGAAGAGAGCAATAAGAATAGCTATGCTCAAAGGTAAGTTATTACCAGTCATTTTAAGCAAATCTTGGAGTTGGCTTAGATCGTTAATTGGTTCAACTGGTGATTCGCTATGGGTTGAGATTGGGGATTGAGCTTGCATTGATGGGAAGCTCAAGGCCATATCAGGAGGTAAAATAAACATATCTTCTTTTCTCTCTATTTGTGGTTTCAGCGCTTCCATTTTAACAACTTTTTTGATTGGTTTATCAAGCTTTTCATCGATCATTTTGAATACCAGCTTGGAGCCTGGCATAAATTCACAATCCATAGCTTCATAAACTTGACCCCTATAGAATATCTTGCCTTCTTGAGTTAAAAAAAATTCACCTTCTATTTTACACATGAAAGAATCCTTTCTATTAATGTGTTGATATATTGTTGGTTCGCTGGTTTTTTGGGTTGGATCGAGTTGAAGACAATGACAATGGTAACGCATAGCACATTAGAACCAACAATTATCTTTTTTTTAAATTCAAATTGATTTATGTTTCAATTTGTATTATTTTAAAAAAGTAGTTCGATGGGGGCAAGATATGAAAATAGATTGTTCTCTTTTAAAATGAAATACGGCTGGTTGAGTTTAACCTTTGTCTTATCCAGCCAATTTCTTCTTAAAGCGGTCTTTTTTAGATTTGTTGCTATATTTAATGATGACCGCTTTTTAAATTTGCTTTTTTATGATAATAGTTAATACAATTTGCTTAGTTTAATTTTGTTTAAGAGTGTTTCATGTACCCAGCCTTATCTATGAACCTAAAATCAGGGGAATCTTTAGACGAAAAAGCACAACCTATTTTTAAAACACTAGGTATTTCAGGGACAAATTTAATCGGTGGTTACATTGCTGGTAAAGAACAAAATCCAGCCGTCAGCGGTAGACAATGGACTTTGACCGCTGAAAATATGCTTGCTAGTGATCCAATCGTTCGGCGTTCTTGGTCGGTGGTGAAACAAACCTTGCTTAGTGCTAAATGGATTTTTAAACCAGGCGTTGAAGATGATCCAGTGAGTCAAGAACTGGCTAGGTTTTGTAATGAAAACTTTGGCTTTGACGGTTATGCTGGAATGATGGATTGCAGCTTTGAAGAGCAACTGAGTTATCTTCTCGAGTTCTTGCCTTTAGGTTGGCGATATGCTGAAGAGCTCTATCATATTTGTAATGATTCGATTGGCCAGGAAAAAATCTTTCTTAAAAGATATGCTGATAGAGAACCAACAAGCCATCAGCGTTGGTTGACTATGGACGGAAGAAATTTAGAAGGCGTTATGCAAAATATGATTGGGGGGGTTATGCCTGAACCAATCCCAGCAAATAAGCTTTTACTTTTAACTTTGAATAAGACTGGTCAAAATTTTGAAGGAGTTGGACTTTTAAGGCCTTGCTATTGGTGGTGGTCTCAAAAGCAAAGAACTTCTAATTTACTTTCTATTGGCGTTGAGCGTTGGGCTATTCCAACCCCTAAAATCACAGTTGATAGAGAAATCGCTGAACGATCAGGCTTCACCGATGGAGAGCTGAGAGCTATGATTGATGAAGCGGTATCACAAGCACAAGCCTATTTAGTACAAGAACAAGGTTATTTAGTGGAGAATACCGCTATTAAATATGATGCCTTTGGCGGTCAAAGTGGCTTTAATCCTGATGGGGCTTTGAGGGTAATTCAAGAAGCTGATAATCAAATCTCTCAAGCGTTCATGGCTCAATTTATGAACCTTGGAATAAGTGATAGTGGATCAAGATCAGTAGGAGAAGTTCATTTAAGCGTCTTTAGAAGAGCTTGTATTAACTTTTTAGACCTTGTAGCAAGTGCTATCAGCGGTCAAGATAGAAGAGGAGGGGGAACGGTTGGGCGTTTAATCAATTGGAATTATGGGAATATAGAACCAACAAAGCTACCAAAGCTAGTTCATATGGGATTAGATAATGATGAATTGAGCGATGCTTTAAATTCACTTCCAGCACTTGTTCAAAGTCAATTATTAACGCCTGATGATAATTTGGAGCGTGCTATTCGTCAAAGAATTGGGGCTGGTGAGCTTCCAATTGATGCAACAAGAACTAGTCAAGATAGACAAATATCTCAAAATCCAGCCCTGGCAATGAGAGAAAAATTAAGGGGTTTAGCCAATGAGTCAATTTGAAAAAAAAGTAATCAATAGGATCATCAAAAATAATGTTGATTCGATGAATCTTGCTATTCCTGATAAATACTCTCATATTGATTTTACTCCTCCAAAGGGCGTTCAAGTGAATGCTCAAAGAGCGTTAGATAATAGAGCAAAGAAGCCAGCTTCTCAAAGGGGGATGACTCCTATAGGGATTGCAAGAGCTAGAGATTTAATCAATGCAAAACAATTATCGCCTGATACTATTAGGCGAATGCTTGCATATTTTACTAGGCATGAAGTTGATAAACAAGGCTCAACATGGGGGGATTATGGTAAAGGTCGCCAAGCGTGGGATGGTTGGGGCGGTGATGAGGGCTATACTTGGGCAAAAAAGATTGTCAATCAGATGGATAAAGCTGATGAATCTCTTAACGTACTGGGTGAATCAATGCCAATTGAAAATCAGCCCAAAGAGCTTATTAAAGGCAAGCCATTTTTGACATTGGCTTTAGGTAAAGTCAACTCAAGAATGGATGGTTCAGAGATTGGGATAATTAACATGGAAGACCTTCAAGAAATGGTAAGAGTCTTTTATGAAAGAAAAGAAATTGATCCAGTCATAATTGATTGGAATCATGCAACATCTATTTTTTCAAATCAAATAGCCAGCCCTGAAGCTGGTATTGCATTTGGTCAAATTGCTGATTTAGAAATTAAAAATAATGGCCTTTATGCCTATCCTTTATATACGTCTAAAGGTGCTAAGATTGTTGAAGAGTCCGAGGGAAATTTATGGAGTAGTCCAGAATTTATTCTTGGTCCAGTCTATGCAAAAGATGGAGGCGATAAGATTGGCAATGCTCAATTATTGGCGATTACTTTAACTCCTAGACCAGCACAAGCACAAAGTAAAATTGATAGAATCCTTTTATCGGAGAATGTAAACATGGATCAACAAGAACTAATGCAAAAGTCACCTGAAGAACTGGTGAATTTAGTACTAGAAAAAGATGCTTTAGTTAAGCAACTCGAAGCTAAACTACAAGCCTATGAAGCCGAAATGGAAGCTTCCCAAAGTGAAGATAGCCTTTTAGCTGAAGATAAAAAAGCTGAAGATAAAGCTTCTGAAATGAAGGAAGATAAATATAAGGCAATGAGTGAAACATCTCAAAAGCTTCTAAATGAAATGAGCTCTAAGATCACCGCTTTAAATGATCAGGTTAATCGACTCTCTCAAGAGAAGCATCATGCTGAACGCAAAAACGCTATCGATGCTTTGTTGAACACTGGCAAGATTTCACCAGCTGAAAAAGCCGTTTGTGAAAAAGCCTTTGATCTAAAAGACAAAGATGCTTCTTTTTGGAATATGTTTAGCGAACGCAAGCCAAACCAAGCCGTTAACCTTGGTGAAGTTGGTCATAACTCATCAGCTAAGCCTATGAGTCTTTCAGAGCGTGTTGATGAAATCAAGAAGCAAAAAGGAATCACATTCGCACAAGCTCTTGATCTATTTATTAAAGACAACCCAACCGAATATCAATCATTTTTTGGAGTATAACAAATGGCTTTCAATGATCAATCAATCTATAAGTCTTTTATTGCTGGTGGTTCTATTACCGCTTTTCAACTGGTAAAGTTAAACAATGCTGGTAAAGTTGTAGCTTGTACAGCATCAACCGACGTACCAGTCGGCGTTTCCCAACTATCAGTATCAAGCGGTGAAGTTACCAATGTTTGTATCCTTGGTTTAACTCGTGTTATTGCCGGTGAAGCTATTACCGCTGGTACTGATTACTTTGTTATGCCTGGTTTAGCTGGTAAAGTTTACGCTTATGCTAGTGGCGGTGCTGGAGTACAAATCGCAGCTGGTCGCTATCTTGCAAACGATGTTAATACCGCTGGTTCTGATGGTGAACAAATCGAAATCCTCTTTAGTCCTTGTTTAGGAGTATAATAAATGGCTAATCCATCATATTTAAATATTCATCCAGTCCAAGAGATTCTCAAGAACTTAGCCGTTGAAGCTATTCCTAGTGATAGTCAACTTATTGCTGATCAAGTTATTGAGAAGGTTGATGTTTCCAGCCTTGGAACTACTGGCACTTTACTCATTGAAGAAACAAGAAACTTCATGGGGGCCCCTGATGTTAATCCTGAAAGAGCTCCAGGCTCTAAGCGTCAAGCAATTGGTAATTTTGATCGCTCCAGCACTACATTTAGCACCAAGATTTATTCTTTTCAAGATTCCATTGCTATGGAAGACATTAAGAACTCTCAATATCCTGGTAATGAAGAACAAAGAAGCTTTAGAAAAGTTCAACGTGCTTTGATTTTGAAGAGAGAGCAAAGACTTGCTGATCTTCTTTTTAGTGCTGGAAATTGGGGTTCTTATACCTCTACTTTAGCTTCTTTGGCCAATGGTTCTAATGGTACTCAGTGGAATGCTTCAGGAGCTGAACCATTAACTGATCTTCATGCTTTGATCGATGTCATTAGAGCTAATGCACATGGTATTCTTCCAGATACCTTGGTTCTTGGTTATGGTGCTATGAGAGCATTGGCAAGAAATCCAGAAGTTCGAGGCTTCTTTACCGCTGATGCAACTGGTACCGCAGCAGGCAATCGTTTAATGAAAAATGACATGGTTGTTAGTGTTCTTCAAGATGTCTTAGGAATTCCCAATGTTTTTGTTGGTAGTGCAAGAAGAGAAACCGCTAATGCTGGCTTAACCTCAAGCGAAGCTCAAATTTGGACTGATGATAGTGTTTTCCTTGGTATCATGAAGGGATCAGACGCCGTTGTTAATAAGAATGGTACTAAGGTCATGCCAGTGGCCGCTTTATGCTTTGAGTATGAAGGCTATACAAGCGAAACCTATGATGATCTTGATAAGACAAGAAGAAGCGTATGGCTTCAGCATCAACAACAAGATAAGATCATTGCTCAAAACTATGGCTTCCTCTTAACTGATTGTTTAGCTTAATGCTTGACCTGATTGGCTTTCTATGTTTTGTGTTTTTTGTAACAATCATTCTTCTCATCATGTCTCCTTAGCTGAAAAAGATGCTGATCAAGAAGCAATTGATGATTTAAAAAAACAAGTACAAAATGAAACCAATCCTGATATGAAGGCCTTATTGAAATCAAGGCTGGATATATTGAGAAAAGAAGTCAATGTAGCTCAAGAATTTGAAAGAACATTGACTAGATCAACTAAAAGGCTTCAAGAAGCAATTGCTAGATTGATTAAAGAAGGAAGAGGAGAAATATTGATTAATATGAGTCCTCTTGAATTGAAGAATTTTTTGATCGCTGAAGGCTTAGGCGATTCAATACAATATTTTGAGCAAGCACAATTAGACATTGTTCAATTAACCAATGAAGCAATGAAAGCAATTGATCCCAGCTTTGTTATAGGTGATATAAATGTTATATCATCAACCATTCAAAGAACTTCAGCTTCCGTTTTTGATGATTCAATACTTCCTGATTTAAGCAAGTCTATCAAAAACGCCGTTAATTCAGCTTTGGTTATTGGATCAACTAAAGCACCGTTAGACGCTTTAGCACAAGAATTTCAAAAATCGGTTGGTAGGAATACAACACAAGCAAGGCTGAAAATCGCCGAATTTGGTAGATCAGTTCAGGCGGTTAATGCTGAACAAGCTAAGATTGATATGTTCTTATATGTAGGCCCAAAGGATGGAATCACAAGGCCATTTTGTAGAAGGCTTGTAGGAAAAGTATTGAGCAAATCACAAATCAACCGATTAAATAATGGTCAAGGAGCTGGACCAGTTTTAACGGTTGGAGGTGGTTATAATTGTAGACATTCTTGGAGTCCAGTCAGTAAAGGCTTTATTAAGGTTATGAATTTAGAGCAAACAAGCGATAGCGATATAAAGGATTTGACAATATGAGAAAAGCGCAAAAAGGCAAAAACCATAATTTCATTTGGCAAGCACCTAATGCAATAACTGGGAATCCAACAATTACTTTTCATTTAGAAGCTGGTGATATTACTTCTTCTATGACTGAAGGAAGAGCTTCTATTATTGCAAATGCAATCGCAAATGATCGAAGAACATTGACTTTGACATCTTCAGCCTCCAGCCTAAAGCCTTATCAAAATCAGGCCTTCTTATTAACTGATGGAGATGATTATTTTTCAATCAAACCAGTTCGCATTATTGGTAGTAGTTTAATAATTGGTGATCCATTGCCTAGAGATATAAGCTTTTCTTCTAATGCAACCATTCAATTTGCTTGCTGGACTTATTTAGCATCATCAGCAAATATAACGGCTGATAAAGGCAATATCGCATTTACTATTGAATATGTTCAAAGCCTTGGGGGTCAATCAATTAACAAGGTTGAAAAGGGAATTTTGAAGGTTGTTGAAAGACCATTTGAAACGGGTTTGGATCATAATAAATTTTGCTCAATCTTCCCTCATGCAGCTGATTTAGCACCAAGAAGAGCGAATGGATTTGAAGATCAAATTGAAGCATCTTTAGAAGAGCTTGCTAAGTATGTCAGGGATTTAATTATTCCTGATGGAGTTGATGAAGATGATATTCACAATTCACAAGACTTATTGCAAGCTCACGCGTATTTGACACTTGCAAGAGTGCATGAGCTCAATGGCAACATTGATCTAAGCGAAAAGATGAGAACAAGGGGGGTTGAACTATGTGATTTGACAATGAGAACAATCAGCTTGGATTTAAATAACGATGGACTAGTTCAAAACGATGAATTGAATATCAGAGCAAAAGGGGGGAATAGAAGTTATATGGGGGGAAGCTTTGCAAGTCATATTCAATCACAAGATGAAAAAGAATTTATTCCTTCAAGAGGCATGAAACACTAATGAAGGCAAGAATCAACTTAAATTTACCCAGCCTAAAATTGACTCAAGATCAAATGCTTAGAACTGGCTTGGATATGACTTCAATTATTAAGCAAAGAGTTTATAAAGGCTTAGATGCTGATGGAAAGCCATTTGAGGAATATTCAACAAAGCCATTATATGTTGGAAATAAAAGCCAATTAGCAAAAAGATTGGCTCCTAAAGGCGGAGAAAAAACCAAGAATGGTATGTTTTTTGAAGGTGGATA